CCGAGTTTGCCGTCATGTCAACGACATACGAATCGGCAATGAGGTAGTTCTTGGAGTCGTAGAAAACATGCCACGCCTTGAGCGAAACCTTGGTGCTCTTCTTGGTAACGTCGGAGATGCGGAACGCCTGAGCGCCCTGCGGAGTGTCGGCTACGATTATCCTTCCGCTGGTCAGATAATCGGCGTACTTTGTGCTAGCTTCCAAGTCCAGATAGTAATCGCCGTTGTCTTTCTTGGTCACTTTGGCCTTCGTCGGCAGAATGACTATATCGCCGTTGGTGGTGAAGCTCTTGTCGGTCGCTTCGAAAACCCTAATCATAGATGCACCTCCCTATATGCCAAGGGGGGCGCATCGCTGCACCCCCCTCATTCTAGCAACGCGTTGTCCCATGCCGCGCAGTTGGCATGTTGGTTTCGGCGGTCATGCTCCGCCATAGCGCATGGACGCTATTTCAGCTCGATGCCGTAAATGTCCTTGTATGCGGCCTTCGCAGCGTCCTTGTACTTCTCGGGAACGCTGTCGAAAGTGCGAAGCCCCTTATAAATCAATCGCGCGTAGATGTAACCCATTCTATGCCCCTTCCACGATGGTCGCTACAGCTTCCTGCAGCTCGCTGATTTGCTCGGCGTTGATTTCGTCCTGTCCCTTCACGCGGTTGGCGAAGTGGGCAACGATGTTCTCGCCGTCCGTCTCTGCCTTCACGGAAACGGGAACGAGGTGCTGCACAACGGTGTCGTCGAACTCCGCGCCCTTCAGGTTGTCCTCGGTGAACTCCGCGCGGATTGCGTCAAGCTCCGCGAAGGTCTTAACCACCGCAACGCAATCGAGCGCTGTGCTCGAGTCTGTAAAATCATAAGTCTTGCCATTTGCGAACTTGTAAGTTTTTGCCATTGTTTGCTCCTTAATCACACGTAAAAACGTATAACGCTATCTATTTTGCAATCCAGACAGAATGGCCGATGTTGCGTCCGCCGTTCACCGACGCCCCGCAAACAAACGTGACGCGGCCGGTATCCGCGACCTCGACGTTTGCCGTGTTGTTAGAGGTGACACCCCCCGGTTTGGTCAATACAGAAGGCTCTATGAAGCTTTTGGCCGGACGGAATCCGTCGGGTAGCGTTCCGGCAACCCACAAATCGGTTGTCTCTTGACCGAAGTTCCACAACATCTCTGCCATGAACCCCTTTTTGCGGTAAGCCACAAAGTCATCGGAGAATCCGTTCCCGTATAGGAACTGAAAGTTGGTCTCTCCGGATACGGAATTCCCGATGGTAGTTAGCTCACCCGTTACCGTCGTGGCTGTCGAATTGGAATCTGAGATGGCATTGCCCTTGGCAATTGCGCTCTTTACCTTGCGCAGCACGCCACCAACGACAACGTAACCCCCAGCGGTGTACGCCTGCGATGCCGTGGTCGAGGATTCGACCGCAGCGCTCGGGACGATTTGGCGCTGAAGCGAAATGTTGCTTGATTTGTTGATAGTGAAAGTGCTCGTTGTGTTGTCGGTGTATGTGATTGTGTAGGTATCAACGGTATCCGTGCTAGCGGTCTTAATAATTTCCGTGATGCCGCGACCGTCCTTGCCCTTCACGTTTCCGATGATGATTTTAGCCATTCTATCCCTCCTAAATTATATAATAAACGTTTCCAGTGCTTTTATCATACTCGAATTTGGGAGCGGTGCTTGCTGCGTCGCTGTAATATGCGACAAGATTGCCAGCGTCATCTACACCAAGCGAGAAAAGCCCAGATATAGGCACCGTAATACCTGCATCGCCCTTGTCTCCCTTTGCACCAGGGTCTCCCTTGTCGCCCTTTGCGCCAGTAACCCCGTTCTGCCCCTGCCTTGCGACGCTGTAGGCTACTGAGCCGTCAGAATAGGTGAGCTTAGTCCAAAGGTACTGACCCTGTGGTACTGATACTACGCTGTTGCTCCACGTCCCCGAGGGGGGGGTGGTGCTGCTCGCCCCCGCTTGGTACTGGATGGACGATGTTTTTAGCGGCGCACCAGTCGCGCCCTTAGGGCCGGTCGCGCCGGTATCGCCCTTGACGCCCTGAATTCCCTGCGGGCCGGTGTTCCCCCTTGGGCCTTGGGGCCCAGTGGGGCCTTGTGCTCCGGTGGCTCCGGTCGCGCCCGTGTCGCCTTTGAGCCCCTTCGGCCCCTGTGGGCCTTGAGCTCCCGTCGCTCCCTTGATGGAGCCCGCGTAGGCCCACTCCGCCGCGCTCGCCGCGCCCGATACCGTGCAGCGGTACACCGCGCCCGTGGACGTGTTGAGGTAGTAGTCGCCGACGAGCGCCGACGAGATGCCCGTTGAGAATACGGCGCCGGTTGTGGACGTGCCCGTCACTGCGGTCCCGCTGTACCATTGACTGCCGCGCTGGCCCGTGGCTCCCGTCGCTCCGGTTGGCCCCGTCGCTCCCTTCGGCCCTTGCGGCCCGGTGGCCCCCTTGTCCCCCTTGTCGCCCTTTGCGCCGTTGGTTACCGTGAAGCTGCCAGCGGCGGTACCGTCCGAAAAAGTGGCGGTATAGGTATCGACAAGCCCGGAACTTGCGGTTTTCTCGATTTTAGAGATTCCGCGCCCGTCATCGCCCTTGTCGCCCTTTACATTTCCGATTAAGATTCTAGCCACCAAATACCACCTCTCCTAGATTATGTAGTATACGTTTCCGCTCTCGCGGTCGTATTCGAATTTGGGCGTTTCGCCCGTTCCTGTATCATTGTAGCTTGCGATTATGTTACCGTCAGCGTCAACGCCCAAGCTGAAAAGGCCAGACATGGGAACGGTTATGCCAGCGTCCCCCTTGTCCCCCTTGTCTCCCTTCACGCCGTTGGTTACCGTGAAGCTGCCAGCGGCTGTACCGTCCGAAAAAGTTGCGGTGTAGGTATCGACAAGCCCGGAACTTGCGGTCTTCTCGATTTTCTGGATGCCAGCGCCGCGCTCGCCTTTGAGCATCATCACCTTGACGGTCTCGTCTATCTTCGCCATTCAAACACCCCCTAAAAAGTAACGTCCTGCATGATTTCGAGCACTCCGCGCATGACCGTGAAAACGTCACCGTTGCACCCGATTTCGAAGTCGTAGAAGTACTTGCCGGGCTTCGCACCGGCAGTGTCGCTCGGTGCGACCCTCACGACGTAAGCCCCTTGGCCTACCTTGGAAACGCCATCCGAAAGCGACTTCCTGAAAATGAATCGGTTGTCGCTGCGGTTCGATTTGCAGGTGAAATAGGCTCGCTCCAAGTCCTGAGCGAACGGCTCGCCTTCCTCGTCCATGACCTGCAAGCCAAACGAAAGTGTATCGCCGCGAACCATTCGGATGTACTTGTCCTCCATTGTGAAATTCGTCCGCATCATACCCACCTCGAAAAGTCCTCGACCTTGATTTCCGTGACGTTTCCGCGCCACGATATGGCGTTCTCGCCGACCTTCAGAGCCAAATCGGAGTAATCGCCGGTGACGCGCCGATTCATCAGGGTGTCACCATGGTACGCATTCATCTCGTCGGCGTCTATCGTGATATATCCACCGTCTATCGAGAATGACAGCACGGTGATTGCATTGATTGCAAGCTCGACGTTTCCGCTGCCGTGCACCGTGACGGTCGGCCTTGACACGACGTTTCCGCGATTGGTCAGGGCGATTTGGTTGAAGCTGTTGCTCGCCATGGTAGCGCTCAACGTAAAATCTACCGAAGTGCCAGCTTTGATGTCGAGCCACAGCGCATCGTACGCGACGTTGGAATCTGCCGCTGCGGTTATCGTGGAATCGCCGTTGCTCTTCAGCTCCATATACGAACCGCCGAAAGACCTGTCATCCGAAGGGAACCCAGCGATAAGCCTTAACGCGCACCCAGCGGCGCTGCCGCTAGCCGAAGCCGTTAGAGTGTAGTTCCCAGAAAGTGACATGCTCTCGATTGGAACCTCTATATCGACGTCGCTCGTCGCCCTGCCAGACACCCTAATGCTGCCGCCGCTTGAAGTTGCTGTGATGCCGAACCTGCTAGCCGTCGAATCCTTGACGTGCATGAACTGGTTCACGATGTCGAAAGTCCTGTCAACCGCGTCGTACTTGAAGGGCTGCACGTGCATCTTGACCTTCGCCGTGCGGAACCGTATCAGGCGTTCGAAGTCGATTTGGTCGAGAATCTGGTAGCGGTAGTACTTGTCTGGCTCGTTGCCGAAAACGACCTCACCCTCCGAATCGAAGAAGGCGATTGCGTCGTCGGTGTCGAAGTCACCGTGAAGGCCGATGCTCACCTCCTTGTCGTAGGCTGCGTATCCCAGCTTCGTGACGATATCGCCGTCGCGCCCGTCGATTTCCTCTTTGCTCGTGCGCATCTTCGGCTTCGTAATCGGAGGAAGGGATTGGATTATCAAGCCTTTGACGTTCGTGCTCTTCTCGCCGTTCAATTCGATATAGCTAATCATGTAAACACCCCCTATGCGTAAATCGCGTTCGCGACAGTGCGCTCCACGAACTTGCCGGCCACCTCGTCATCGAGCACGATGTGGACGCGCTCAAGGGCTTCGACAACCGCGTCAACCACGCTGGAATTGGCGACCGTCCCGGCTGCGGAATAGCCGCTGTAGGCAATCTGCTGGTCGCTCACGAAAGCCGAAGGGTCGGGCATGGCGTCCTGCATCTGACCGACAACGCTTCCAATCTCGTCGGTGAAGCCCTCGCCGATGCCTTGGGCGATGTACTTGCCTACTTGGTCGCGGAACAGCCGTGAAGGCGAGTGGATGCCGAGGGCGTTCTTCATTCCGTCGAGGATGCCAGACGCAAAGCTCTTCACCTTGCCAGCCAGCCATCCAGCAGCTCCGCTGATACCGTTCCAGATACCGTGCACGATGTCGGAGCCGATGCTGAGCACGCGCCCGGGGAGCGAAGCCAGCCCGTTGACCACCGCGTTGAACATGTTCCTTGCGCCCTGTGCGCCCTTCGACGCCATCTGCCCAGCCCAAGAACCGAGGTTCGAGATGACGTTGCCAAGGAAGCTCGCGATGCGCCCGGGCAGCTGCGAGATGAAGTTGATTGCGTTGCTCAGGAACTGCGAGCCAGCACGCGAAGCGTTGGATGCCATGTTCGAGACCCAGCCAACGACGTTTGAAATGACGTTGCTCAGGAAGCTCGCGACGTTCGCGGGCAGGTTCTGGATGAAAGTCTCGACATTGTGGACGAATTGCGAACCCGCGATTGCTGCGTTGCTCGCCATGTACGAAACCCAATCTGTAACCGTGTCAATGACGCCGTTGAGCCAGTCGGAGAACATCTGCGGCAGCTGCGAGATTGTGGTGCCGAGGTTAGAGAAGAAGTCCCCGATTGCCTGGACCGCATTGCCGATGAAGTCCTTGACGCCATTCCACACGTTCGCCACGGCGTCGCGGAAGCCCTCGTTGGTGTTCCAGAGCACGACGATGCCTGCGACCAATGCGGCGATTGCGGCGACCGCAAGGCCGATAGGGGACGAGAGCTGCGCGGCATTGAGAAGCCGCTGTGCGACTGTCATTCCCTCGGTCGCGGTCTTCCAGCTCTTGAACGCAGTGACTAGCGCTTCGACTTTCTGCGCGACCATGATGGTGCCCAACGCTGTGGAGATTCCCGCCAGCAGCGGAGCTATCGTCGGCAAGTTGTCCTTCAGCCACGATATGCCTTTCTTGATTGGCGGGATGACCTTTGAAACGCCGTCGCTGATTGAGTTGATGAAGCCGGTCACGTTCTCACTGCCGATTGCATCGTAAATCTGCATCAGGCCATCAGTGACAGCCGCCTGCATGTTTCCCATCGCGCCCTCGAAAGTTGACGTTGAAGTGGCGGCCTGCTGGGCGGCGTCGGTGAAGCCCAAATCCATGATTGCCTGATTGAATTCATCGGCTGTAATCTGGCCCTGTGCCATAGCGTCGCGGAAATTCCCCGTGTATGCGCCGTTCTTCTGCAACGCTTCTTGCAGCTTGCCGGACGCGCCGGGAATCGCGTCAGCCATTTGGTTCCAGTTCTCCGTCGTGAGCTTGCCAGCACCAGCCGTCTGCGTTAACACCATCGCCACGCTCTTGAACGTGTCGGCGTTGCCGCCAGCGACTGCGTTCAGGTTGCCAGCGGCCTGCGTCAGACCCGTGTAGTCCTGAATGCCGTTGGCAGCGAGCTGCGCGGTCGTGTTGGCAACCGTGTCGAGGTCGTACACCGTCTGGTCGGCGTACGTCTTCATGTCATCCTTTGCCTTTGCGATTGTCGAATCGTCGTAACCCGCGAAGCTCATGGTCGATTCGAACTTCTTCAGAGCATCGGAGGAGTTGATTGCTTCGCCCACAAGGCTCTGCACGCCGTTTATTGCCGACGTGATGATGTTGCCGGCGAGGTTTGCGATAGCGCCCTTCAGGACGGTGAATCCGCCCTCGGCACTGCGTGCCTTATCGCCAGCGTCCTCGACGGCTTTGCCTAGCTTCTCGCTCGAATCGGACGATTTCCCCATCTGCGATTCGAGGTCTTTGATGTCGGCTTTCGTCTTGTTGATGTCCGTCTGTGCGCTGTTCATCTGCGTGCGCATACGCGACATGGAGCGCTCGTTCTGGTCGTTGGCGAGCGTCGATTTCTCGACCTGCTCCTTCAGGTTCGCGACCACTTCAGCTTGCTGCTTGTACTCGGTCGAAGACGTTCCCAGCTCTCGCCCGATGCGCTCAAGCTCGGATTTCTCCTTGTTGTACGAGGCGACCAGCTGCTCGTGCTTCTCCTTGTTCTGCTGGTACTCGCTGCCCATCTTCTCGTACTGCTCGCGGAGAACCGAAAGCTTCGACTTCTGCTCTTCGAGCCGATGTGTTAGCGCCGACTGCTTGGCGGTCAGCGCTTCGATGCTCGTGTCGTTCTTGTCGTACTGCGAGGACACGAGCTTGAGTTCGGACGAAACTTCCTTCAGGTTCTGCGAGATGTTGCGCAATGCGGCGCGGTACTCTGATTCGCCCGTGAGCTTGACCGCGCCACCGAAACTTGCCATAGAATCACCCCCTGTTTAAAACCATTCCTCGTCGCTCATTGACTGCGCTTCGAGCTTCGCATAGGTCGAACCGTTCGCCCTCAGCTGTGTCTCGATGTCGAACGTGTCCTTGTACGCCTGATACAGCGCCCGAAACCGTCTGAGCGTCAATCTCCCGACTTCCCTGTCGGACGAAAGCCCCAACCGCGTCCGCCCGATGAAGTAATACCACGCGAAGTTAATCGTCGGGTCGTAATCAAAAATCACGTCTTCGTCGTGGACTATGCGTTTTTTGAATCATCGGCTGCGGAATCGACAACCGTCTGCTGCACCTTGCTCGTCACCGATTCGAGACCGACAGCCGTCAGGATGCGGGCCACCTTGCGATGCGTCAGCGGCTTCTCGTCGGTGCCATCCTCCTCGTTGGAGATTTCGATGCCCTCGTTAATCATCTGCATCGCGCCGAACACGAGCGCCTTGATGTTAGTCTCGCCTTTGTCAGGCTCTATCAGATTGCCCCACGCTTCGATGCTCCCGTACTCGTCCTGAATCGCTTCCATGACGTTGAGGTCGAAATCGAGCTTGTATTTCTTGTCTTTGTACTCGATTTCCTGCAATTTGCTTTTCATGCCTTCCCTTCCTCCTTAAAACAATGGGCCACGGCTTTTGCCATGACCCATTATCGCACACATGTCACAGCTACTAGGCTGCTAGCGATGCTGCCTTGAGCTTGTCCTTCACCCAAGTGACCGCCGCGTCCTTGGTGTCGAAGGTCTGTGCGGCAGACCAATTGCCGTTCGCAAGGCTCGCCGCAGACCCCTCGATTTCGGGCGTCTTGAAGTCGACCTTCTCGCCCTTCGTCTGGTCCTCCTGCGACGGCTCGGAGAACTTGACCTTGTACAGGAACTCGCCCTTGTACTTCATAGCGCCGTTGACCATCTTGGTGATGACTCGACCAAGGCCGATGTAGGGGGCGACGTCGTTAGCGTTGCGCACCATCTCGCCCTTGCCTTCCTTGCCGTCATTGACGGTGTGGCCGAGGATGGGCGCGAAAATCGTATCGTCATCGTCGGCAACGCCGAGCGTCACGCTTGCGCTGTTGAAGCTCTTGTCGGATTCTGCCAAAGTGTCCTCGGCATAGAGCGTCGCATCGTTGTTGGTCACGGAAACCTTGCACGACACGGCCTTGCCGAATGTCTTCGGGCCGTCGTAGGACGGAGTGCCGTCCTCTGCTTCGGTGAGCTTGCCCCACCAAATGTTAGTTAGGCCGATTTTTGCCATATCAAACCCCTCTTTCCTTTGCGAAACTTAGCGTCACGTGGAAATACCCAGTGTCGCTCTCGTACATGTCGGAAGACGAACGCGAAACCTGCCACGTCCAGCCCGCGTCCGTCATCGTTTTCTTCACGGCTTTGACAAGCTCGTTGAAATTGCCCTTGGCGTAAACGTCGAAGTCGTAGTAGGTGACGTAGCCGAGAATCGAATCGTCCCCGGCATACGAGCTATCGTCGTACTCGCGGCAGAAGATGACGTAAGGCTCGCCGTGCCCCTCGTACTCCATGAACCTGACGGGAATCTCCTTGCCGTTGACGGTGAAGCCGTCGAACAGCTTGACGATTTCAGCGTTCATCGGCTCACCCCTTCGGCAGGTACTTGTCCTGCACCTTTTTCATAGCCGATTCAATCTCGCTGCTCACGAAGCTGCGGCGCATGAACGGGTGCTTCGGATACGGCGAGTTGCTGCGCCCGTACTCGAAAAGGTTGCAGACCAAGGGCGCGGGCGTTTCCGTCCCGTCCTCGTTTTTGAAGTACCCGTAGAAAGCGACCTTGGTGGCAACGCCGTCATCGGACGGCGTTTTGTACGAGCGCGTCAGCTTCAGGCACTTCATGATGCCCGATTTTCGGAAACTTGCGGGGACGTTGGCCTTGACGTTCGCCAATACCTTTTTAGCCCCCTCGCGCGTCATCTCCTTCAGCATCGTGTCCGTGTTCTTGTCAAGATACTCGAACTGCTCCATAAGCTCGGTCGGAAGTTGCTCATCGAATGATGCCATCAGTGCGTCACCTCCTCTATGTATTTGAAATGATACCACTTGCTATGCTTGCGTTCACCTCTAGCAACCGCAGAGACGTTGCCTTGCGACAACCCAAGCGCTTTTGCTGCTTCTGTTGCGCTTACGAAAGTTTCACCAGTCTCGACGCACAGCACATGTTTGCAAAGCTTGCCGCGCTTATGCGCTTCGCTCATTTTGCGCCTTGTTTCTTCTGACACGGTTTTGCCGTACATCGGGTTTTTAGCGCCTTTATGCAATTCGCTCAGCTTGCGCTTTGTTTCTGCCGTGTGGTGCTTGCCAAGCCAAGGCGCTACATCTTTGCGCCGACCTTTTAGCGACTTTCTTATTTTGCGCTTAGTCTCTTCTGACATTTTGCCTGACGAATTTCCGCCATGCTCGACGTTGTAACCATGGGCTTTTTCGTCGCTGTGGTATTGCGCTATAAGCTCCATTTCCTTACGTTCAGCTTCCTCTTTACTCAAGCCGACGAAGAGTATTTCATGCTTGAAGTTGTCCCAACCATACTTGCGGATAGCATTCATAAAGTATGGCTGGCGCTTGTACCCATAGCCGTTGTTCCAGCGTCTCTCAGGCTCCATAGACGTTATGCCTATGTAGACTTTGCCATTTGGCGCGGTGTGTCTGTATACGGTGTATCTCTGCATAGCTCTATATTACTACAAGTTTTGCCTGAATCTCCAACTCGACGTTGGCGTAGTCCACGTTGTTCAGATACTGAATCTCGTAGCGCCTTCCGTCGAACAGGACGACCATATCACGGTCGATTTTCGTTTTGCGCGGGTAGCGGATCGTGAAGTTGGTCGTTGCCGCCTCGAAGCTCGTCCCGCTCTTGATGAGCGTGTAGCCGCTCGTCGTTCTCACGCTCGCGTAGGCTTCGAGAACGGGTTCGTCAACCGTGGTCGGGAAGCCCTCCGCATCGTGCGATACCTTCGGCCTGACGATTTTGATGCGGTGGCTGTACTTACCGGCGTTAATCATTTCGCACCGCCGAAGGCAGAAGGTTGACCGAGTGCATGTCGAGGATGCTCTGCACCGCCAAGTTGACGTTGGACGAATCGACGTACATGGCGCGGTTGTCGTACATGTCTTGGGCGAGCACGAACAGCGCGACAACGAAGTCCTCGCTCTCGTCGAGCTGAGCCGCCGTCAGGCCAGTGTACTTGCACATGTAGGCGGTCGCCGCGCCGATTATCGTCTTGAGAAACCCGTCCTCGGATGCGGTCACCTCGCCGACCCTGAGATATTCAGCAAGGTCGGTCGAAGTGACCTCCGAGACTTTCGCAATCTGGTTCATCTAATCCCCCCTACTCTTGGGGATTCGCGTCCCCAGACTTCTTGGCGCTCCTGCCGCGCTTGGGCTTCACCTCTTCGATGTAGCCCGCCTTCAGCAGGTCGGCCACGATTGCGGCGTCCTCAATCTCCCGCGTCTCGCCCTCGTACATCGAGATTGCGCCGCTGAAAGACTTCAGAGCTTTATGCACTTGCCATCACCAGCTTGGCAATCTTCTGCGCATCCTGAACCTTGGAGTCAAACTCGAACCAAGAGGCAACGCCGGTGGCATGCTCGTCGGCGTACTTCTCGCGCCAGACCTCAGTGGTGATGTTCTCGGAGAACTTGGTCGCGAGTCCGGTCATGTCGCCGTAGTAGATGACGGTCTTGCCATTGGCGATGTCGGGCATGTTGTCGGACACGTAGACGGGCTTGCCGAGAAGGACGGTTCCGAACGGGGAGGAGATGTCGTCGTTGAGCAGGTAATGCCCGTCAGAACCCTTGAGCAGGCGGAGCGCCGTGCGGGTTGCGGGGGACATAATCCAGATTGCGTTGGTCTGGTAGACGTCCTTGACGGAGTCCTTCAACTTGACGACCTCGTCGGCGGTGATTGCGGTCTGAGCCGCAGCGGTCACGGCGTGGGTGAGCTTGGAAAGGCCCTCCACCTTGTCATCGGTGCCGAGGAGAAGCTCGCGCTCGATGAAGCGCGCGATGTCCTCGCCCATCTGGTTGACGACGAAGGAGACGATGTCGAACTGGCTGTTGTTGATGAGCGAGTTGCTAATCTTGGAAAGCGCACCAGTGAGGAAGCCGTCAAGCTGGATGTTCTTGAACTTGCCGTTGCTGGAAGTAAGCGGGGTGAACTCCTCGGCATACGCGACGGTGATGCCGCCGCCGGTGGTGTCGTAATACGGAATCTGGAGCTTGCCCTTGACGTTGTACTTCTGCGACTTCTCGAGAATCGGCGAGACGTCGTAAACCTTCTTGACAATCTTCTGCGCGATGGTGGTGGGGATGACAGAACCGTTGTCGGTCTTTGTCAGCTCGCCAGCACGCTCGTGGACGATGCGGCCACGGATGAAGTTCTCGAAGGCGCGGGTGTCCTGCTGCTCCTGAGTCGGCTTCGGCTCGCCGCCAGCGGGCACAGGCTCCTGCTTCGGCTTCTTGTCCTTGGAATCGTCCAGCTCGTCGCCAATCTTGAGCGCTTCCTTGATGCGCCTCACGTCGTCGCGAATCTCGGCCAGCTCCTCGACCTCGTCCTCGGTAAGCTCGCGCTTGTTGACCTCGGCGTCTGCGAGAATCTTCTCGGCCTTGTTAATCTTGTCGTTCTTCAGCTCCACGAGGTTCTTGTAGCTCAGGGAGCGGGTGTGGTAAATCTTCTGCATTGCTAGTCCTCCTTCATCTCGGCAATCATTGCCTTGAATTTGCTGTAGTCAATTTCCTGCTTGGTTTCACGTGAAACATCGTCGTCCTTGTCCTCTCGCGTTTCACGTGAAACGTCGTGTTCGTCATCGTCGGCGTCAAACACGTCGGAGACGAAAATCCTATTCTCGGAATCCTCGCTCCTAGCCATGATGAGCGTGCCGTCGTAGGCTGGAACCTTGGAACGGTCGAGGATGGAAACCTCTTCGAGGTCGAGGTCGTTGACCTCGCGCGTTAGCACCCCGTTCTCGACACCGTTCTTGACGTCGCGGTCGTAGAAGCCGAACGACCAGCCCACCAGGTCGCCGCGCTTCGCCATCTCCATGACCTCCTTGTCGGAAATGGCGCACTTGGCGCGAAGCCCGATGTTGTCCTCGGTGAGTTCGAGGTTGCCCTTCTTGGTGCTGCCAAGGTCTCGCTGCCAGTCGTGGTTGAGCAGGACGTGAACATCGTCGTTGCGCTTCAGGGCACGCGCGAACGCGCCCTTCTTGATTCGCTCGATAAACTTGCCCATGCGCGAAAGCAGCGGTTTGCTGTTCCGCTCCACGGCGTTCACGTAGCCTTCGATTTCGACCGCATCCTCGCGAATGTTAATCTGCATTTGCATCACCCCCTTGCGCATGAAGTGCGCCGTCAGAATCCGAAATGCCCTTGGTCGAGTCCGTGTTGGGTGTGTAGACCTCGCCAGTAGACGTATCGAACAGAACGGAGCCAAGTCCAAGGTCGATGATGTCCAACCCCTGCACCTCGTTCATGTTCTCGTTTCGGCGCATCTCGTTAATCGTCATTATGCCACATTCTTTTGCAAGCTGGTACGTCTCGTATCGCTCCTTCAGACTGGCCTTGATGATTTCGCGGCTGTCGAAAGCGAAGAAGTAATTGCGCTTCTCCTTTTCCAGCAGCAGGTCGCGGTTAAGCGCCGTCTCGAACGCCCGCACAATCGGGTAGATTGCGAACTTGTACGTCTCCTCGAAGTTCTCCTTGATGTGGAAGATGCCGTTAATCTCGTCCGCCATCGTCCGCTTGTTCTCGTTGAGCTGCATCTCGGTTGAAGTGCTCGACGCTTCTTGGAACTCAAGGCCGTTGTTGAGCACCACGACGTTTTCCTCAGAGTTGCCGTAAAGGTTCGCCCATCCGCTCTTGAGCGCGTCGATTTCGTCCTGCCCGAGCTTTCGTTCCGCCTTCAGGAACCCGCGCTTGTTGCCGCCCGCCTTCACAAGCCCAAGCTGATACATGAGCGTCTGATATGCGGTTTCGAGAGCCTTCGCGACCTCGACGGTAAGCCCAACGCCAGACGCGCCGTCCTTCGTGTTGCGCAGAATCTTGATGAACTCGAACGGCTTGTAAATGCCGTCCCCGACGATGATGTCATAGTCCTTGTAAATCGGGTCGCTGTTGATGTTGATGCTCACCGCGTCGCATTTGACATAGTAAAGCCCCGTCACGTCGTTTCGGCTGCGCTCAATGTAGCAGTACCCGCCCTTGCCCATGAGATAGTCCTCGACCATCGCCTTCTTGAGCTGGAAGCCGTCCAACGTGTCTCCCGTGTCTACGTTGAGCATCTTCGTGCGCGGGTCGCCCTCAACTTCCTCGACAACGCCCTTCTTGGTGCGGTAAAGGCGCACGGGCATGCACGCGACCGCGCTCGTGATGAAGTCAACCGCACCGGATACGGCTGGAAGCATCATGGCCTTGTCGCGGTCGATTGGCTCGTTTGCAAGCAGCGCCCTGAGCAGCACGTCGTTTACCGTGCCGTCATCGCCGATGATGTTCTCGGCGGAACGCTTTCGCTCGAGCATGTTTTTAATCCATCCCATCGAATCACCCCTCCTAGATAACCTGAATCGTGAAGTCGGGCATTTGCCCGAAAACCACGTCCTGCTGCAACAAGTATACGGCGTTGATGAGCGAGACGACCATATCGACCTTTCCCTTGCTCTTCTTCTTGTGGACGTACATGTTGCGGTTGGTGTCGTAGCTGCAACGCGCGTTCTGGAAGTTGATTTCCAGCAGCTTGTTGTCGGTGTACTCGAACTCGCCGCACAGAATCTTTTCTTTCAGCAGCTTGATCGGCGGATGGAGCACGCTCGAATGCTGCCTGATTTCGACGGTGTTGTACCCTGCGCCTTCCAACTTCTGCGCAGTGCTGAGCGCGTTCCAGCGGTCGTAGCCGATTGCCTGAACCTGCACGCCGTACTTGTCCTCGATGCCGAGAATGAAGTCCTCGACCACCTTGTAATCGATAACCCTGTCACCGCACGCGATGCACTTTCCGGCACGGATGAACTCGTTGTAGTCGATTTTCTCGTAGGCGTTCTTCTCGGTGATTCGGCCTTCAGGAACGAATGCGAACACGTCCGCGAGGATGTTGCCGTCATCGTCTGCCGCCACCATAGCGACTGAGGTGTTGTCGTTCGTCTCAGACAAGTCCAATCCGAGATACACCACGCGCCCGCGCCAGTCGATGTTCGCCACCTTGCAAGACTGCACGTCCGCGACGTCGATGAACGTCTCGGTGCCCTGACCCTGATAGATGATGTTGCAGTGCTTGGTCAGGAAGTTCTCGCGTGCCGATTCCACCGCGATTGCGTAGGCTCGTTTCTTCTTCAGGTCTTCCCAGATTTCGGGAATCTCCAAACTCACGGGGTTGGCGTGGCGCATGACCAAATCGTCGGTCATCCAGTCCTTCGTATCGTCAGGCTCGTAGAGCAGCGCGAACAGCGTATCGTCCTCTGCGATGCCATCGAGAACCTTCTTGGCGTATGCGACCTCGTCCTCGAAAGGATTGTCTATCGTCGGGTACTTGGTGCTGATGATGAAGCCGAGCTTGTTCAAGATGTTCAACTGGCCAGACTTCATCGCTTCCACCGCGTAGCTCGTCGGCAGCGCCCCTACCTCGTCGGCGCAGAAGGCGCTCGGAAGCCGGCCATCCATTCGAGACGTTGAATAGCTCAAGGGAACGTACGTCGAGCTTTTCGGTATGAACGTGATGGACGGATTGATAATCTTGAATCGCTTGTTGCCCTTGTACTCGTAGACCAGTGGGGACGAGCGCAGCGTCTGCGATATTGCTTCGCGAATCTGCTTTGACAACGCCCCGTCTGGCGCGACTGAGAAGAACTCCGCGAATCGCGGCTCGGTAAGCATGAGGATGATGAAGATGGTCGCTACCGTGTACGTCTTGAAGTTCTTACGCGCGATTTCAAGCAGCCCGATTTCGTAACGTCGCTTCTCGGGATTGTCTCGGTAGACGGTGCAGAGCACGGCGATGTAGAGCAGCCATTGGTAACCCGTCGTGCACTCATAGAGCGTCTGTCCAGCCTTCAGGCCCTTCGGCATGACGAGCAGCTTCAGGATTGATTCGACCTGTTGAATCTTGGCTTCGCTGACGAAATACTTCTCGCTCTTGCCCTCGCAGACGTCCATCCATAGGCGCATCTGTTTTTTAACGTACTTGGGGCAAGCTTGTTTTTCGTAGCTTTCCTGACAGAATTTATAAGCTTTGTTATCTTTTATATTCAAACTTCATCCCCCTTGTCTGCGAATATTCCCCCTTGAGAACCCTTGATATACCAGCCCTGTCGCACCCAGTGACGCGCGACGCTTCTCTTATGCTGTAAAACTCTTCGCCTGTGTTTACGCATACGATGGAGGTTCCCACTGCGGCACGTTGCTCGACGCTCCAATGCCTGCCCTTCATCGGCGATTTGCGACCCTTTAGCTTTTCACTTATCGCCCGCTTTTCCTCTTCTGTGTGTTTTCTTCTGTTCGGGCATTTGCGTCCCTTTAGAGCCTTACTGATTTTTGCGCGCGTCTCTTCTGACATCTTCGGAGTATTGCCGCCGCGCTCGATGTTGTACCCTTTCTCAGGGTTGGTGCTGTCGTACTTTTTTATAAGCTCTATTTCCTTGTTCTCTGCGTCCTCGCGGGAAAGGCCATCGCATAGAACCTCATGCTTTATGTTGTCCCACCCGTATTTGGCTATTGCGCTGTTGAAATGCGTGCTGTTCTTATAGTTCCTGCCACCTTGCCACCGTCTTTCAACGCCAAGCTTCGTAATGCCTATATACACTTTGCCTGATGGCGATGTGTGCTTATACACGGTATAGGATTCCATGATTTGCTCCTTTCTACCGTGCATTATACACCACCTTTCACATACTTCGGTGTGGTTTCCGCGTCGATTGCAGCCTTGCAGTATTCGTAACCCCTATTCCTCGCCATCGCTGTCACCGTTGATTATCGCCATGAGCGGGTCGTAATCCGAATCGCGTTCCTCGTCCTCCTTGGCGAATCCCTTGATAATCTTCATCAGTGTCGTTACGGTGCGGTTTGCGCTGTCCGTGGTCTTGTTGTACTCCGTGACCGCTGGGTTTACGTAGATGTTCGCGCGGCCCTTCACGTATTCCTTCGTAACGAGCGTGCCAGTCTCGCGGATTGCCGCTTCCAGCTCCGTGAGGTTGTTGAGCTGAACCTGATACCGCTTGAACGTAGTCATGAAGAAGAAGTTGGTCTGTACGCCCGTCTCTTCGGCGATTTTCAGGATTTCCTGCGCCTGCTCGTTGAGTGTTTTCTTTGCCATGCTCCGCTACCTCCGTTTTCTGTATCTATCGCTGATAATCTTCGGCGTGCACGCGTTCCAGTTTACACGATGGTGCATTCGCCTGTGGTGCGCCCCCATCTCGGCCACCTTCACGGCCTGCGGCGAGAATATGACGCTATAGAACGACTTGACGTATGTGCCGCTATCGAGGTACATCTCGGACATTCCACCAGCCTGCGATTGTGTTCCTTGCTGACAAATCTGCGTGTTGGTAATCGTGAGGAACAGCCCGCCCTTGTTCCCAAGGCTCGTGTACGTGTTGACGTCCTCGTTGACCCTACCGACGAACCAGAACCGCCTTGAGGTCTTGCAGAAAAAGGTGTTCATTGCCTTGCGAGAAAGACCCTTATGGAAGAAATTGTTCGCACCACCGATGAGGTCACCGCCCTGCGCAAGCGCGATGGAAAGCGCACCGCTCGAATCAAGGAACTCGATACAATCCTCGAACAGCCTATCGAGGTCTTTGCAATCGGTGTGCTTGAGCTGTGCACCAGAAATGTACCTGAACATGAACGCGGTGTAGTCATCGTCGAGTTCGAGGAAGTATTCTAAACCCAACTTCTCGGCGAGTTCGAAACAGACGTTGCGAGCGTAGACGATTGCTCGCCTGTCCTCCGATAGGTCTGCTGTGTCGAACTTCTTGGACTCTGCAAGTTTGTCGAACTGAATCACCTTGTCGCCGTACAGCTCTCGATACCTGTCTGCCGTGTCATCCTCGTTGTCAATGACGATATAGAGCTTGCCAGTGTAGTTCCCCATATTCAGAGCACGGAGCGTCTTGATGTTGTCAGGCCTGCCGTGCGTGAGGATGAATACTTCAAAATCACTTCGCATTCTTGCGCCACCTCCCGCTGAGAATCTTCGGATACATGAGGGCCTTGCTCTTCCTCAGACTTGTGCCGTCCTTGCTGACGATGATTCTCAGGCTGCTCGGGTCGATTATCACGGAATAGAAGTCGCACACGTACTGCTTGTTGTCATCGTACAAGCCGTGCAGTCCTCCTTCGTTCGTTCCGCGCTGCGGAGTGCTCTTCGTTATCGCGTAAGCTTCGAGCATGACCTGCCCAGCGTCCTTGCCCAGCAGAAGCGCGTTCATGTCCTCGTTGAGGATACCGACGAACTTGAGCCTGTCATCCGCGCGAACGACGAACGCCTGATTGATGTTCCAGCACATGCCATTCCCATACACGCCTTGCAACCCGCCTATGAGCGCACCACTCGAAGCGATGTTGAGCGACGTGACTCCCGTAGTATCAAGGAACCCCACCATTGACTCGAACAGCGCGTCGAAGTCGGTCACTGGTGCCGACATGAGCCTGCCGTCCCTGACGTACCTGAACGTGAACGAGCTGAGGTCATCGTCGAACATGGCGAAGTAGCTCAGGCCCAAATCGTCCGCGATGTCGTACGCGGCGTTCCTTGCGAACACGACGGAGCGAAGCTCGTCCTCGGTGGTCATGGTATCGACGCGCTTGGCGTACTCGCGTTTGTCGAACACGATTACGCTGTCGCCGTAAAGCCGTTCGTACTCATCCCTCTGCTCGTCGAGGTCATCTATTACAAGGTAGACGTTGCCAGTGTATCCATGCTTCTCCAACTCGTGGAACGTCACTTGGTCGTGCGCCCTCCCGTGCGTGAGAATCAGCACGGCGAAGTCGCTACGCATCGTCTTCACCGCTCATGAAGTCGATGTCCTCGGTAAGCTTCGCGTATCCCTTGGCGATTGCATCATCAACGTCGATTATCACGAGCGCGGAGTCCTCCATAAGCTCCTGCATCTCGGGCGTCGCGTTAGCGTAGTATTCCGCGACCTTCTTGTAGTTGAATGCATAGTGTCTGGTTGCTGCCTTGATTAGAAACTCGCGCTCCTCGGGCGTGACGTTCGAATCCTGAATCCTCATGACAAGCTCGTTGGCCTTCGAATCGTCAACGAGTTCGTCAATGGAAGGGCACTCGCCGGTCGGCTCGTACTGCGGTATGTTCACCTTCTTGGTGTAGGTATCGTCCGCCTGCGGCTCGTCCTCTTCCAGCTCTTCGAAGTCGAAGCCGAAGTCGGTCATGTCGATATCGTCTATGCCCTCAAGCTCGATGCCAAGCTTCGCCATGTCCCACTGGGCAAGCTCGCCGGTCTTGTTGTCCGCGAGGCGGAACGCCTTCACCTGCTCGGGCGTCAAATCGTCCGCCACGATGACTGGCACCTGCTTGAGTCCGAGCTTGTGAGCGGCCTTGAGCCGAGTATGCCCGTTGATAATGACGTTCTCGCCGTCTACGACGATTGGAACCTTGAAACCGAACTCCTTGATGCTCGCCGCGACCGCATCCACCGCATTGTCGTTCAATCGCGGGTTGTTCGCGTACGGAATGAGCGAATCAACGTCCATGTAGGTGACTTTTGTCTTGTCCATGCTTGAAAATCTCCTTTCTCAATACGTTCGAAGGCTCTATGGGGAAACTCTCGAAAGAATCCCCGATAATCGCCCTTATTGAATGATAATCGCAGTTTTAAGCCCAAAAACCGCCGTTTTCCAAAAAAGCCCAGCAGATAAAAGATTTAGTGTCCAGAGGGGGGCAGTCAGATAGCCCGCCCGTTCGGACGCTCCGACCCCATGGCAGGGGGGATTGTCTTTCAACAGGTTACCCTTCCGCATCTCGGCACGCAGCTCGCCTCTTCGCAGCCAGCCCACGTAGGTATGCTTTGCCAAGCTCGCCATCATCCGCCATCCTGTGGTGCATCCTACATAGGCACACGAGGTTATCGTCCTCTATCAACCCGTCCGGGTCTTCCCTCAGCTTCTCGATATGGTGAACCTCCAACCCATCGGTCGTTGCCTTCCCTTGGTCTCGGCATACCTCGCACATCCAGTGCGCATCGTCTCGCACCTGTAGGCTCTTCCTCTTCCACCTTGAGGTGAAGCGCAGCCTGTCCGCTCCCGTCCTCTCGTACCTGTATGTCGGCCTCTTCCTCGGGCACGGCTGGTCGTATGGGTGCATCTTCCCGCAGCGCGGGCACGCCCTGTATGCTCCCATGTGCGTCCTCCCTTCAACCGGCAACGGGCCTCGCCGACTAGACGAGACCCGCTTCGTGGTCTTGCTCAGTTGTCTTGCTGCCTACACCTTCAGTGCGCCGCTTGCATCAGAACCCACGCCATACTGCATCTCGCCGTCCGCGCCGAAGGCATACCACTTTCCGCCGATGCTCTCGACATCAGCCGCGTGCATCGCTCCCGTTTCCGGGTCCATGTAGTACCACTTGCCTCCATCTTGCACCCAGCCGGTGGCCATCGCGCCGGAATCGGTGAGGTAGTACCACTTGCCGCCGACCTGCTGCCATCCGGTCAGCATCCAGCCGTCAGCATCGAAGAGGTACCATTTGCCATCAATATGCTCCCATCCGCTCTTGGTATACGAGCCGTCTGCATGCCTGTACCACCAGCGGCCATCCTGCTTAATCCAGCCGGTCTGCTTGGCGCTGGCCGTTCCGACGTACCTCGCCCATCCATCGGCGTCCATGTAAGCCTTGTCTAGGTCTAGGTTGCCATTGTATCCCGCAAGCCTTCCGGTTGAACTGTACTGCCTGATAGCACAGTTATACGCGCCCTCGTTCCAAGGGCTGTCTTGGTATCCGGTGGGCTTTTTGTTCGCATACTGTGCGACCCATGCGCCGCAATTGAGAGCCTGCGCGACGTCCCACGGGAATGAGCCTGCGGGCGCGTAGATGAGCGGATTGACTCCCGTGCGGTCGATGACTCGCTGGACAAGCTGCTTGAGGTAGCCGGTGTTGCCCCACGCGGCGTTCTCCGCGCTCTCCCAGTCGATGCACGGGATGCCCTTGCCGAAGTATCCTGCGCAATGGTCGATGAAGAAGTCGGCTTCTGCCTGTGCTCCGCTGCCGTCCACGTAATGGTAGAAGCCGAACGGCTTGCCGAGGGCAATGGCCTGCTGAACCTGCGCGTCGCAGGCGTCAGAGACGAAATTCACGCCCTGCGTCGCCTTTACGATTACGAAATCACATGGAACCTTCGAGAGGTCGATTCCCGCCTGCCATCCGCTGATGTCGATTCCCTGCATTGCCATGTCTACTCGCTCCTTTCAGATACCTGCTTCGATGTTGCCGCGCTGACTCCAATCAGGGCACCGATAAGAACCCCTGTCGCGTTGAGCGTGAGCACGATTGCATCGACGTTCGGGATGCCCCACGCCGGGAAGACCGCGCCCACGAAAGTCGCGACTGCCGGGCATGCGATAAGCCCGAGCCATTTCAGCACGTGATACAGTTTGTCATTGATGATGTACTCTTTCATTCTTTCCACCTTCCTAATCGTCCTTTGTCGGCAACGCCATCATCTCGTCGTGGAGGTTCGTGGCGATGCCGTTGCCGCCTAGCCTGTGGTAGCTTTGATAGGTGCGCTCCATGACTTCCTTGTCCACGGTCGAGGCGTGGCCGTCGCGCACGGCATGATGATGCGTCCGCATGAGCTCGCTTCTCAGCAGCGCCCGCAAGGCCGATTTGAAAAGCTCGTTCTCCTCTTCGGCCTTCTCCTTCTCGACGCGCCTGTTCGACAGCGTTACGCCAAAGAGAGCGACAACTGCCGCCCCCGAGTAAATTGCGAACTGCGAATCGAGTCCCGGCTTCGACACGAGCGTAGCGGTCGCTGCCAGCGCAGACGGGATGCACACCCACAGAAGCTTTTCCCAAAATCCCTGCAATGCCGCTCTTTTCCGATTGGTTTTTTACACTCCCTTTATTATACGGCACGCTGAGCGGGAATTGCGGGAACGATGAAAAGTCCCCAACAATGGGGCCTTCATGCTGCATCTCTTTCTGCTTTTACAGCTCTTCTGCCTTGAGGAACTTGACTCCGAGGTAATCAAGGTCGTAGTTGTCTGCGGTCTCCCTATCGAGCTTGCTGATGTAGTAGACGAAGTTGTGGTACCTGTAGTCATCTGCTGTTCCGCCTTCCGCCACGCATACGAACCCATCCTTTGGCTGGCAACCAATGTCGTAGGGGCGCAGGCGCATTCCGTACTTGTAAGCTTGGATTTCCATTTTATGGTTTCCTTTCTCTCTTCCTCACTTGCTGATACTAGTATACACATATAACGACCTTATGCAGGCGCACCTCGGAAGTTTTCTCAAAATAAAAAACGGGAACCCTCTCGGATTCCCGTCAGTTCCTATTTTTCCAAATCGGCGCGTATCAGCGCTTTGATGTAACCCTGCTTGCTGGGCACGCTGTCGAGCTTTTCCAGAACGTCCTCGTCGGTGCGGCAGTTCAGCTTCAGGTGAACCTGCCGCGTGTTCTCCGCGTCGTACTTCTTCTGTGCCTTGATTTGCGCTTCAGTTGCCATGCGCGTCACCTCCGGTTGTCGGTTAAGTCTTTCGGCAGGTCGGTGTCCCTCATCATTGCTGCACCATCTCCAGCATGTCGTTAATCATTGCCACTTGCGGAACGGCCAGATGCACAACGGCGTCCACGGCGAAGCACCCGAAGATTACGAGCGCCACCAATCCGAATGCGGTGAGCGTGACCACGACGCAGGGCTTGTCGTAGCCAAACGCCTCGTCGCCCTCCGCCTTCAAGGCCTTCCACAGAACGAAGGCGATTGTCGCGAGGATTATGCCCATCAGCAACACCCCCGCCAAGTCCTGAATGGCTTTGAACATCCCCCACTGCGGGGCGAAGTCAACGAGGTGCTCGGCAAGGTAGTTCGCCCCCACTCCCAGCTGCTTCGCGATTTCCTTGATTGCGTCCTGATTCATCAGTTCTTCCCTTCGATTAGGTCTACCAGCCTCTGCCACATTCCCGGCCCCGAGCTGTCTAGGTTGCAGAGCGCGTCGTCGTTGCCGAACAGCGCCCTGCTCGCCCTGATGCATCCGAGGCAGTTGCCTTCAGCCCTTCAATCGAATCTAGCTCATTCACGGTCGAACATCCCTTCCCAGTCGTCGCATGTCTCGTTCCATTGCCGTATGACATCTAGAGTCAGCTGCAGGTCGCTCGGGCGACACGCCTTGGCGAGCGGCCCGGTGAGTACATAGTCGTGTTGTGCGTAGATGTTGCACTCCTTGCAGACGACTATCGCTGACAGGGTACGGTTCAGGTAGTCCTCGTTTATCCCGATGCGCAGGTGCTCGGTCGAATGGCACTTCGGACACGGCTTCATGGTCGTCATTCGCTCTCACCCCTCAGCTTGCGGATGCGGGATGCGATGTTTTTGAGTATCGTTTTCTGGCATTCGGAGCATGGTTTTCCGCACATTGCCTCTGGGCACTCTTCGAGATAGCCGCATATGTCCGTATCTTTGTCTAAGTCTTTCAGTAGCTTCTCCCAGCTGTCGGGCTTGGTGAGGTGCATCTGTTCTGGTTTGGCAGTTTTACAGTCGTCTACGACCATATACCAGCTGTTCATCCACTTGTCGCCTAAATCGAAGTCGTTCGTGTAGATGAATCGGCGGACACTGTGAACGTTGCCGCCATCGTCGTACATCGCAACTGTATCCAGCGGAATCTATCGACCTTCGGCATCCTTCGGCAATTCGATTTCCATTTGTATTCCTTTCTGTCGCTGCGTGGCTATTCGCCGCTTTCCTCTGGCTGATGGGTGCGGTTGAGTACCTTTCGCCTGATTTTCGCCGGGTCGTGGCGATAGGCAGGCTCGACCTCCTTGCGAATCACTGTCGCGCAATACATGATGCCGTATGCCCTCGCCTGGTCATCGTAGGTCTTGACTCCCTCGTCCACTAGGTGGAAAAGCTCATCCGCTTTGGCTAGCGCCGTCTCCCACGCGCGGCAGCGCTCGCGGTAGAGCTTCATGCGTCCGCGCGTCTTGGATAGCTTCGATTCAAGCCCCAGGCAGTGGCGCTCTAGGCTCGCGTACCGACGCTTTAGGTCGGCTAGCTCATCGGCGTAGCTCAGGGCCAGCGTTTGATAGTCCTGCATCACTCATCCACCTCGCATCACTCTTCATCGGTAATGTCGATAAGGTCTGCAATAGCATTGAAGGTCTCTTTCGGGTCTGCGAAATCGACCTCACCCGTCACGGTATCTTGCAACCGCTGCCACCATTCGGATAATGAGCCGTCGCAATACGCAGCTTGCTTGCGCAGCTCTGCCGCCACCTCGCAGCGCTCTTCGCTAGTGAATGTCATCAAAACCAGCTCCAAACATACAGTCGTAGTCGCACTTCCAAGTCTCTCCGTCGCGGCTCATGGTCGCACCGTACCTCGGAGTACCGCCGTTATCGTCGCCCCAGAAGTGGAAGTGCCATCCCAAGAAGTCGAACTCCTCGTCGTACTTGTCGGCGGCGTACCTCGTGTCGCCGTACTCCTCGTAATCGTCCCACCCGAACTTGCGGGAAAGGTCATCGAACGTGTATATGGTCGGCTTGTCCTCGCCGTCCTCCCACTCGTAGACCTCCGGCCATCCCTGCTTGTAGCACCCGACGCGGACATTGCCGTCGCCCATGACTCCATGGTGCGAGAACTCGAACCACTCGAATCAGTCACTATGCTTAATGATGTTCGCGTACACGCGGAGTCCAGAAGGCAAGGAAGCCTCGTCTCTGTCGTATACTCCTACGTCCTCCTTATCGGTTCTGCGCTCGCCGTTGAGGTACACGAACGCGCCGTAGTCGCTGTATGCCATAGCTAGACCTCCGTCTCCGCCAGAATGCCGTCGTTCCTCTTCACAGTACCGACCCCATCCCGAGCGCCACGCTGATGCCGTCGGCGAGGACGAGCACCGTCCACAGCACAGCCGGGATAACGACGTACTCGACAACCCAGCAGAGTACGATGAACCCGACCGCTGCGCCCGCCGCCTTCACGATGTCGTTCTTTGAGATGTTCATTTGAACTCCTTTCCCTTCCTAACTTGCAACTATAGTATATACCTATATACCGTAGTTGCAAGCCAGATTCGGGAAAAACTTCTGCTAGTACCAACCCTTCTCGTAGGCAATGCGAAGGAAGTCACCGCGAGCATCGTGGTATGCGGCCTTGGTTACTAGCGAAAGCCCCATCGCGTCCATGTACTCATCGACGTCCTTGCCGTCCTCGTACTCGCACACGTCATCGTCAAGGCCAAAGCAGCTGAGCACGTCCCAATCGCCCTGCCAGTTGATGTGGTACTCGTGGTTGCCCATCTCATAGAAAAAGGCGTCGTATGCATGCTCGTAGTCCGCGATGAACTCGCGCTTCGCATCGTCCACCGCATGAAGCTCGCTCAGGACGTAATCGAGGTCGCTCTTAACAAGGGAAAAGCCGAAAAACTTCCAAACAAGGAGTGGCCCCCAGCTGTTCAAAGGCTGGAGGCCACGAGAGAAAGGAGCCATCACTTGGATGGCGGTTGCATTGTACCACGAAGGAACCTCCTGAGTCGCTTCGCGGGTGAAGTCCTGTCATAGTGCATGCGCCTCGCTATCGTCTCCCAGCTCTTCCCCTCAAGGAACCGCATGACGGCTATCGCCCTGATTCCGGGGTCAGGTATCGTCGCTATGAACGCCATCGCCTCAAGCCTCGCGGACTCCACCGCCCTAGCCTGCCCCTCTATGGCGTCCAGCACCTCCAGGCTAGGCTCAAGGGCCGCAACCCTGCGGAGCGCGTCCAACTCCGCCTGTAGGCTGCGGGCCTGCGAAAGCTCGCGCTCGGTCACAGCCCCAGCAGCTCCTTGGCTGCTGCCGTCCTTGCGGCATACTCGGAGCGCCTGCGGTCGCAGCCGTTGAACGCCACCGGAACGCACATGTCCATGATTCGGCTGTACACACGCTGCTCGCCTATCCCGTCTGCCGCCATGAGGTCACGCGGGTTGATGTTGGTCGTGACTATAAGGGGAAGCTTCGAGCGGTAGCGGGCGTCAATCACGGCGGTGACCTGCTCGGTCATGTACTCTGTCTTACGCTCGGTGGCGAAGTCATCGATAATCAGCAGGTCGAACTTCTGGAGGCCGTCGATGTACTCCTGCCTACCCGAGAAGCCGTTCGAGAGCTTGTTCACGATGCGCTGGAAGTTGGTCATGAGGCACGGCGTGCCGTTCTCAATCAGCGCGTTCGCTATACATGCGGCCGCAAAGCTCTTCCCGCTGCCCACGTTGCCGTATAGCATCAGCCCCGTACCGCTCTCCAGCATCTGCGGGAACTTCTCGACGTAGCGCTTCATTGCGGCCATCGTCCTCGCGTCCTTGCCGTCATCGTTGGCGAACGTCCACTCCCGCATCTCGGAGTCTGGGAAGCCGGTGCGGCGCATCCTGTCCACGCGCTGCATCCTCTCGCGTGCCCTGTCCTCTTCCTTGAGCCTTTCCTCCGTCTCTACCTCACACTTGCACATGCAGTATGGCTTGATGACCCTGCCGCCGCACTCTATCTCGCACTGCTTGGGCGTGTGGCACTTGCCGCAGTACAGCAGGCCGTCCTTGATGTAGTCGCCCTTGTGCCCTTTCGCGTTCCTCGCTGCTGCCTTTGCCAATCCCTCGATTATCCCGTTCATTTCCATGATTTTCCTTCCTCTCTATCGCTTATTCGGCGCGTACTTGCCGAGGCCGAGAACCTTGTCGACCTCTTCGTCGCCGGTGCTCTGGTAGTAGTAGTCGGCGTCTACCTTCTTGTTGAAGCCGCTTGATGTTTCACGTGAAACGCCGACTTTATTTCCGCTCCTATCACGACGCGCCCAATTCCGAATCGTGGCTAGGTGGTTCTTGTAGCTCTTGCCAGTTGATGCCATGTAGGCGCTGAGCCTTTCGACTCTCTCTTCCCAGTCCGTGGGGAACTCGGCTTTGAGCTTCGCCAAATCTGTATCGCTGAGAAGGACGTTTGAGTATTCGCCGTACTTGTGGCGCGTCTCCTTCTTAGTAATTGATTCTTTAGTATTTGGTTTATTAGTACTTTGTTGTTTAGTACTTAATTGGGGTTCATTTCCCAAGTTGGAATTTACCAAGTTTGGGTTTTCAAAGCGTGGATAATCGCTCACAATCCATACGCACCGCCCCATTCTCCCGTTTTCGTCGCGCTCCCTCGTGCGCGATAGGAACCCGTCGGATTCGAGTTCCTTAATTGCTGACCTTACCGAAGTCTGGCCGTCTTCCAGTATCGCCTGCAACCCGTTCTCGCTGAACTCCCAATCATCGGGAAGTGAAAGCATCGTGCATAACATCCCGCGAGCCTTGAGTGATAAATCGCTCTTGAAAACGTCGTTGCTGATGCACGTGTAGTTTTCCTTGTGCTCCTTGCGTAAAAATGCCATTTTGCACCACCTAAGCGAAAGCCCCATCACAGGTAACGGCTGTGATGGGGCTTTCTATTTTTCATGCCATGAAGGCTTGAAAACTATGTCATACAAGGCCGTTACCCTCGCGTTCCTAAATTATATCATCAAGATTCCTCGATGTTTATGTGATTGATAAATGCCATCAGCTTTTTTTTCATCTTGTACTCGGGCGTTTTGAAGCCCTTGCAGTCCTCGACTACCACCTTGCCGTCTCGGTAGTAGACGAAGTCGGCGATGTACCTCATGCCACGGTATTTCACGCCGTCGCACTCAAAGCTCGGCAGAATCTCGAAGGACACCTGAAGGCGAAGCCCATGAATCCTTCCAGCTTCCTGCATGTCGCGGAGCTTGACGTATCGCTTCGCCTCCTTGGCGCTGTCGAACTCGATGCCGTCAACGACCGTCTTCTTCGCGTGGTACTTACCTCCCCGTGCTGCCATAGCCATTGTCGCCCCTCTCCGAGTCATCGAGCTCTTCGACGCGCTCGAAACCAACGTAGGCGCACGGTATGATAACGAGCTGCGTAATCTTGTCACCGCGCAGAACGTGATATGGCGCGTTGCTATAGTTGTAGAGCTTGACCTTGATTGCCCCCGTGTAGCCCTCGTCTATGACCTCCTCGGACGTAATGCCGTGCTTTACGTTCAGCCCCGACTTGCTCTTGAGCATACCGACGTAGCCGTGCGGCAGCTGGATGTGAACGCCAGTGTCGATTACGCGAGAACCCCTCGCTGGAACCATCGCGTCAACCGGCGAGCGCAGGTCTGCCCCCGCGTCCGTCTCATGCGCCCTTACTGGCATGAATGCCCATGAGTCTAGCTTAATCTTCACGCTCGTCCCTCCCGAAGCTGTATCGTGCGTACCTGACCTTCTGACCGTATCTGTTGAATGCATGCTCTCGCTCCTTGTGGATGTCGTGCCCATCGTCCCTGAGCGCGAACACGACAGCTGCGAGCCTCGTTATTCCCAAGTCCCTGAACGCATCGACAGGCGTGATGCTGCCGAACTCGCGTATGTAGTCAAGAACCATCTGCTTTTTACTCGCCATCGTCTCCCCCCTCTCTAAACGTAGTTCCTCCCGATTATCCTTATAAAATCATCGAGCGACCACCCGTAGTGCTCCATCGCACGCCGCTGCGAGACCTCCTGAAGGTAAGTCTCGAACGGTCGGTTGAAGTGAACCGCGAAGTCGCTCATGTTGTGCGCTTCGGGCGGCAGGAAGACATAAAGGCCATACTCGATTGATGTCTGGCGGTTCGGCCCATGGAAAACCTCGTGGCGCACGAGCCACGGTTCGCGATGGTCGTACCAGCGAATCATGACGCCGTGGCGCTCGTCGTACCACTCGCCGCAGCCTAAAACGCTATGCTCTTTCATCCTTCGCCCTCCACGTACCTCAATCTAGCTATTTCCTCGCGCGTGAGCACGGAAATGCCCTGCGCCTCGCATTCCTCGCGAACGCCGTCAACCAGACGTGAGAACTCCGTCGAGTCCATGTGACTCGAACCCTTGTAGATCCGGTAATGCGTGAACTCGCGACCGCCCGCGAAGCCCGTGCCTATTTCCTCGTAATAGCGGAAGTATCCAGACACATCTATGTCGGAACGGACGCTCACGACCTCGAATGGCGCATGCTCCTTGAGCATACGGAAGTGAAGTTCTGAGGTCGGTATCCTCAAGACCCTGCCGAGCTGGTTCAACATTGACCAATAGTAGGCGTTCTGGGTGAGCGTGCGCTTGCGCTTGCGTTCCTTTATCTCGTACAGACGTTCCTTGCCGTCCTGCGGCTGCGAGAACAGCCAATGAATTATCTCCTCGGCTGTCCCAATCATGCCACCAATCATCCAGAGTCACCCCCAATCAGTAACAGATGTGGGGCGTGGAGCCCCATTGATGGAGCACCACACCCCACTGTCGGCCAATCCCTAGAATGGGATGTACTCATCGTAGGACTCGGGCTGCGGGGCCTCGGCGTATGCCTGCCGGGCGTTCCACTGCGGCGCGGGCTGCGCCTGCTGTGGCGGCTGGTAGTCCTGCTGCTGTGGCTTGCGGTTCTGCATAAGCTCGATTTCCCGTACGATGATATCGACCTTTGAATGCTTCTTGCCGTCCTTCCCCCAGCTCGAATAGTGGAGCTTTCCAGTGATTGCGACCTTCATGCCCTTCGCGAGGATGTCGCTCAGCACCGTGGCTCGGTTCCCGAACGTCGAGCACTCGAAGAAGTTGGGAACGTCCTCCCACTGCCCCGAAGCGTTCTTGCGGCTGTCATTCACAGCGATGCCGAAGCTCAGCACAGGCGTGCCGCTTGCCGTGCTGCGAAGCTCTGGTGCCCTCGTCAAATTTCCTACTAATGCGACATGGTTAATGCTCATTATTCGACGCCCCCCTTGTCGTTCAGCTCTTCGAGCTTCTTGTCGTATGCGTCCCCCATGATGTGGCGCATAACGGCGCTGGTGGTCTCGTCACTCCACGTGAGGTATTTTCCCGCCCAGTCAGTGCTCGCCCTGTTGAGCAGAACGTCCTTGACCATTTCAAGGTCGAATTTCGCCTTCAGCAGATTCTCGAATTCTGCTTTCGTAATCTGAACCGTGTTTTCCATTTTCGTCGTTCCTTTCTCTACTGTAAGTTGAACCGTGTTTTCCATTTTTGTCGTTCCTCTCTCTATCTGTCTTTCACGAATACGTAGGCCCTGCAACCCTTGGTATCGTTGTAGATGCTCAATCCCGTTATGATGCCGTTCTCGATGCGAACCTTCTCGCAGCGGAACTTGTCGTAGCATTGCATGCGCCCGTTCTTCCAGGGCTTGACGCTGCACTTCTCAGCAGGAACCCAAATGAACGGTGCTTCGTAAAGCTCGCGCCCGATGCCTAGCATGAACCCAGCCCGCTTGAACGCGTCCGAAGCGCGTCCCTTCTCTGCTTCCATGTTGGAAGGCGTTCCGTTCGACTGCTTGGCAATCCACTGCTGCTTCTCCGCGTCCCAGACCTCGATAGTGCAGAACAGCTCGCCGTTGATGCTCTGGTACGAGTCGCGCCACCCCATCACGCCGAAAGTCTCGTCAAGGATGCGCATGTCGCAACGGCTGTCTTTGTAAAGCAGAAGCGACACGCCCTTCTGGCTGCACTGTGCCACGCGAACCTCGATTTCGTCTGCCCTCAGCTCGCGCATGTCACTTCACCTGCAAGCTTTCGTTCGTGATGATTTCGGCGTGCTCGATTTCGCGCCCGTCTTCCAAAGCCGCCTTGATTGCCGTGAGGTTCGGAGTAGGCTCCTTGTGCGTGAGCACATCGTCGGCGTGCTCCTGCGCCCATGCGACGAAGCTTTCATCGACCTGAACGCTCTTGGCTTTGCGGTAGCTGCAACGCACCTTGGGCGATTCGAACTTTTCACCTTTAAGCGCGTAAACGAGAAGGTTCTTGATGCGCTCGGCCTTGTTCTCCACTGCCTTGCGGCGCTGGGCGAGGTTCGCTTCCTCTTCCTTCATTGCCTTCGCTTCGGCGATGAGGTTCTTGTAGTAGCAGCCGATGTTCTCCACCTTCTGCGTGCGCTCCATCTGCAACTCGTCGAAGCGCTTCTCGTCCTCGATTTCGCCCGTCTCCATGTCCACGATGGACAAGATGGCGTCATCGATGTCGTAGATGCTCATACCCATGTCGTTGCCCCTTTCTCTTTCAGCTCTTCCAGCTCTTCCTCGGTATAGAACACGTCTTTTCCCTCGAATAGGCTGTTAATCAGGTCGTACAGAGCCGTCATGTGCTCCTTTGTCGGATTGCCCCTCTCCATAATCGTCACCGTCCCCGAAAAGATAGTCGAGCGTGTAGGTCGCGCCGTTGCGCTCTTCCAGCTCCGATTGGATGGCCATCATCTGGACGAGCCTGAAAGGCTGCTTGCCAGACAATAGGCGCAACAACGTGGGAACCGACTTCCCGATAACGTCCGCAACGTCTGCGTTCGTCATCCCCGCACGTGCCACCTCGGCTCGTAGATTCTTGAACATTCGCTCACCCCCTTATGTGCTCGGTGTGCGCACTTTTGTGCTCTAATAATTTCCATTATAGGCAAGAAGTTTCAAAATTCAATAGGTTTTTCTAAAAATGTTAAAACTTACTTTCACTTTTTGAACACTTTAGTGTTTACAGTGCACACCTATAAATTATATAATTATCTCAGCAAACGTGGTAACACCAACGTTTAGCGGGGAAAGGAGTCGAATTTTGGATGGCGTTTACTGACAATTTGCAGTCTCTTATGAGCGCAAAAGGGATATCCCGTCGAAAATTGGCGAAAGAGTGCGGGATAAGCCCCAGCGCGGTGAACTCATGGTTCAACCGCAGCGCCGAGAACATCAGCTTGCAGACGTTGAAGAAGCTGTCGGACTACTTCGGTATAAGCATCGAGGAGCTTGTCCACGGCAGCAAGCAAACGCGCGAGATAACATTTTCGAGCAGCGCGTACACTGACGAAGAATTGAAACAGATAAAACAGTTCGCACACTTTTTGATAAGGCAACGAGAAAGGAATGAATGATGGATGGCATACGCAATGTACCTGCGCAAGTCACGCGCAGACGAGGAACTAGGATACGAGAACACGCTTGAACGACACGAGGAAATGTTGCGCAACCTAGCGGCGCAGACTGGAATCCACGTAGACGAATCGCACATCTACAGGGAAATTGTCTCGGGTGAGAGCATCGAAGCCCGCCCGCAGATGCAGAAGCTGCTGAAGGCGGTCGAGATGGGACTTTACACTGGCGTGCTCTGCATAGAGCTTGAACGCCTCAGCCGTGGGGACGGAGCCGACCAACAAAGGATACTGAAGGCGTTCCAGTTCTCCGATACGAAGATAATCACGCTAACAAAGACCTACGACCTAGCGGGAGACGATTCATTCGACGAGGAATTCTTCGAGTTCGGGCTTTTCATGAGCCGCCGCGAGTACAAGATGATTAAAAAGCGCCTGTATCGCGGAAGGATACAGGCGCAGAAGGAAGGATATTTTATCGGGTCGCGCCCGCCTTACGGGTACGACAAGAAGCGAATCGGCAAGGGCTATGTTCTGGTACCAAACGAGAACGCGGAAGTTGTGCGATACATCTTCAGAAGGTACGCGCAACGCGAGACGGCGGCGAACATCCTGCACGACCTGAACAACATGGCTATCCCGACAGTGACCGGCACGAAGTGGACGGCCTACGCGATTCGCGAGGTCATCAAGAACCAGACGTACATCGGGAAGATAAACACCAAGACGGTTCGCTGTGAGAAGTCAATCAAGGACGGGAAGGTCGTTCAAAGGTGGCTGAACAACTACGAACCCGTTGTGGTGGAAGGAAAGCACGAGCCGATAGTCGATGAAGAGCTGTTCTGGAAGTGTCAGGAAGTCCGCGACAGCAAGAAGACGAGAATGAGGTCAGACCTGACATTGAAGAACCCGCTGGCATCGATAATGTTCTGCAGCGTGTGCGGCAAGACGATTCGCCGCACACATTACGACTATAAGGGCGAAAGGACTTTCTACTATGGTTGCGTCACGTCACGCTGCGAGACGAAGAACACTTTCACCCATGTTGTCTACGATATGGTAATTGACGAACTCAAGAAGGAATTGGAACGCCAGCAGGTCGTGCTCGCAAGCTACGACACATCGCCAGAGCATGACGCGAGAAGGGACGAACTCGAAATGCTCAGGGCGGAACTTGGCAAGAAGTCGATGATGCTGGAAAGGGCCTGCGAGGCATATGAGACTGGAATCTACGACCGACAGACGTATCTTGAGCGTGTGCAGAAGGTCAACGCCGCGAGGGCGGAGCTTCAGGCGAGGGTCGAGGAACTTGAAGCGAGCATCGAGGAAAGCGAGGAAAGGCACGAGAAGGCCGTGCCGATTCTCACAAGGGTTGTCGAGGAAATGCACACCTTGGAGCCGAAGGAGCAGAACGACCTGCTCAAGATGATTATCGATAGAATCGAATATGAAAAGACTGAGTCGGGCGCGGCGATAGAACCCACGCTTCGAATCAGTCTCAAAATATAATCTTTCCACCATCATGAGGGGACGCATTTATGCACCCCTCCATGATTCCAGAAACATAATTAAGGCGGATAGCTCAAGTGCTACCCGCCTTTTTGCTATGCGGTGCGTTTCCACATGTAAACTGCCAGATACGGCGGCATGTTGTTGTGCGCCTTGTTTCCGCCAGTGTAAAGCGTGTTGACGTTGCCGCTGTAGCCCTTCTTGTCGTTCGCCTGGACCGTCATGAACGAGGTTGTCCCGCCCGTGACGTTGTAGTTGTCCAGCGCGTGGTTATGCGACGGCATCTCGGACGTTGTGAGCTGGTGAACTGCTTCGCCGCCAGTGCTGCCAGCCGCATATGTCGAATCGGCTCCGAGGAGGAAGCGCCCGCCGATGCGCTCCCATGTCCCACCGAACAATGCAGCGGGATTCGCGTCGAGCACGCTCAGATAGATTGCCCCGACTGGGTAAGCGCCCTGAGCCGTCAGCCATGCCGAATCGCCTAGCTGCAAAACGTCCGATTGGCTTGGCAGGCAGTTCACGCCGACGCTGGATTTCTTGGTGTCGATGAAGAACGCGGGGATGCCCTTGCCGAGAGCGAGGTTGTATTCGGTCGTTTCCAGCTTGTCCGCGATTGTCGCAACGAAGTCGTAGGCGGAATCCCTGTCGCACGTCACCGTTGATTGGATGGAATCCTCCAACTCGATTGGCGTTCCGTAGCTCGAATCCGAAACCTTCTTGAACTTCACCGTGATGGTGATGGCGTTCTTGCCATTAAGGTACGCGTACCGCGAGTTCGCGGTGATGTACGTCGTAGGCTCGAAGTTGTTCAGGCGGTGCAGGTCGATGACGGCAGTCGGGGCGCTGTAATCATCGACGGTCACCTGAACCGATTTGCTCGCAGTGAACCCACGGCTGTCTTTTGCCGTGACGGTCAGCGCCTGAGAATACGAAACGTCCACAGTGCCGATTGAGACAGCACCAGCGCTCAGCACCTTCTTCGACACGCCGCCGAACGAGATTTCATAGCTCGCGATTGTCGCGCCCTTCTTCGCCGTTGCTGTCGGAATCGTCACGGTCAATACTGAGTGGTTCTGGACGATTCGCGACTTGTCACCAGTCACCGCCACCGTGGCGGCATTGGTGTCCTCGTACGAGACTTCCCCAAGCGCTGGCGCTGCGTCAACGACGTTCATCTTCCTTTCGGCCCGCGAGTAGTACGCGGTGCCATCGATTGTCGTTTTCAGAACGTACGTGACCTTCAGCGTCGGCGAGTCCTCGCTCGCGTTACGCAGGGTCGTGCGCTCAGAATCTGTGAGCTGCATCGTGTACGAGCCGCCTGCACCGCTTATCGCACCTGCCCTAGTGATGCTTCCGCCTGCAAATTCTATTGACACGTCGCACGAGAACGAGGACGGATTGCTGTAGGTCAGCGTCGGGTTCGTCTCGTCCGTGAAGTCGTTGGCGGTCACGATTGTCGCGTTTCGGGCTATCCTGTCGAGCGTGATGGAGCCTGAAGCCGTGATGCTCCCGACCTTCTTGCCGTCAATCGTGGCGTTGATGTTGAACGTGTCGGTTAGCTTCGCTGTCTTCGTGCCGTCAGCGTCATGCGACACCCTGTGGACGGTCGTGCCGAGAAGAACCGAGCCGCCCTTCTGGTTGATGCTTCCAGAGGTGTATCCCTGCGAAACACCTCCGACCGAGCAGGTGTTCGTGCGCGAAGCGATGTTCAGCGAGTACGCGGAGCCGATGACCAGCGTGTGCTTGACCGTCACGTCGGAATAATTGCCAGCCGCGTTCTGAACAGCGCTCCAATCCGCCCGCAGCGTGTAACCTCGATATGCGCCTGTGATGCTGCCGCTTGATGCCATTCGATTTCCCCCTTCCTATGCCAGCGCGACGAACGCGATGCCAGTGCTTGCGTTCGTCTGAATCGGTACCATCTTCATCAGACCGCCGATAGCGAGCGAGCTGTTGATGTACCCGTTCGCCATGTAGAACACACCGTCGGTAACGCCGTAGGTCGCGTTTCCCTGCGCGTCGTAGCCCACAAGGCCCTGCGAAGCGTTGATTTCGATGCGCGAGCCGTCGTTGGCCCACATGCGAAGCCCATCCTTGTCGAGCTGTCCCAGCAGCGAGCCGCCCGCCGAGCGAACCTCCATCACGCCGTTGCCGTTTTCGGTACCTCCCAGCTTCAGCGTGCCGCCCTTGATTAAATCGGCCACGAAATTGATGACGTTGATATTCTGCATGTTCATCGTGCCGTCGATGCCCCACGCGCTCTCGAAAGTCCCGGCGATGCCGTTGCGCGAGAAGGCGATGCCGTTGTCGTTAATCATGATGACGTTGTGCGCGTCCTCCTTCGGCAGCGAGTCCAGCACCATGATTTTCGATCCGTCGTAGATGACGTACGAAGCGCCCATCGACTGCGTGATGGCCTGCGTGACCGTATCCGTAACGCCCTGAATAGCGCTGTTGACCGTGCTCTGTGCCGCGCTTTGCGCAGACGATTGCAGCGTTCCAGCAAGGCCGCTGAGCGTCTTGGTGAAGTTTCCGAACTCGATTTCTGTGTACTTGCCGAGGATGCAGTCATACGTGAACCCGATAACGCTTGTCAGGATATGCACGCCAAGGCGCTCGTCGATGACTTCCACCGTGTCTCCGATGTCGGTCACGCGTTCGAGGTTGGCCTTCAACGTGTAGTTGACCTTCGGCACGCAGTTTGCGTTGACGTAGTCCTGTGCCTGCCTTCTCAGGTCATCGACAAGGGCTTTACGGTATGCCGTCTCGTCGTTGCCGTAATCGTCTTTCTCGATTGAGGATTGCGAGAACGAGACGGTCTTGGTGAACGGTATGTCCCATTTCTGCTCGCTCTCGACGTAGATTGACGCGCTCGGGTCTTGGTCGTTTAGAAGGATGCCGTCCGTGCCCACAGGCAGCAGCTTCGTTACGACGCTGCTCCAATCGTACTTGCACATGAGTTCCTTCAGGTTCTTGCGGTACCTGACGGTCACGCCGTTGTCTGCCCCGATTGACTGGCGAAGCTCGATGCGGAAATTGTCGCGCACCAGATGCCCGCCCCAGCGCTCGATAACCGTTTGAATCGCTTCGTAAAGCGACTTTCTGACGCAGCGGAACGAGTCAATCGTCTGCACGTCCGAGATGGTTACGAACTCGCTCTTCGGCTCCGTGGCTTCGTTCAGGTGGTCGAGCGCCGAGTTTGCCGTCATGTCAACGACATACGAATCGGCAATGAGGTAGTTCTTGGA